GGCATACGAGATTTCTGAATGTGACTGGAGTTCAGACGTGTGCTCTTCCGATCTCAATCAAGAATATCGTTTCTTCCTGATACGATATTCTTGATTGTCGTCCAAGGTACACCGATCTTCTTTGCAAAAGTTGCAATGGTGTGACCTTCTCTCTCGATGATGCCATTGATGCGATCACCGATAGTTTCTGTTGTTACTGTAGTTTCTTCTGTACACATAATTATATCTAATTTCAAACAAATTCACTCAAAATGCTGAAAAAATACAAAATAATCAGTGAAATGTTTGGTTATATCACTGAAATGTTATACTTTTGCAGCGTGCGAATGTTTCGCACGGTGCAAATATACAAAAAATATCGCACATAATGCTAATTTCAAACAAAAATTTAATAAAATGGGTTTTAGTGAGTACATGAAAAGTCTCCCTTATCCACGAACCAAGACCGTGGAGGAGATTGCTAGCTTATGCAAAGTGTCTAATAGTTCCGTCTATAGATGGATACAGGGCAAGTCCGAGCCGAACGCTCTATGCAGAGGTCTTGTCTCTGGATATCTTGGTATGCAGGAGAGCGAACTTTTTCCTAATTGTCAATAGTATGGAGTCGATAGAGTTTTACAATACCCCAGAAGGCGATGTCATGTACAAGCCGATTGGGAAGCCGGTGCAAGAGCTTACGCCGAAGAGTAGAGATATTATAGAGGAGATGCTTGATGTTATCAAGAACAGATATCCTCAGGCATTCAAAGCTCTCTGTGAGCTATATACCGCAAGTGAGTTGAATCGCATGGTTTACGAGTTTAACATTGTTTCCAGATTCTGTAGATGTAACTTTGGAGAGTATGACGCTCATACACCTGATATTGACGCAGACGGATTCTTCCATTTCGAGGAGGTTAAATGTCCTCTTCGCGGTGAGTGCAGAATGGAAGGTGCTATCTGCAAGCCGAAGCTAGATTCTAAACTGACGGATCGGGAGATGCAGGTCATAGAACTTATCTCCAAGGGATTCAGAGCACAAGAGATTGCTGACAGCCTAAACATCTCGGTAAAGACGGTGCAGCGCCACCGAGAGAATATCAAGGCTAAGCTGCAGATGCGTTCTCTGGCCCAAGTCTCTGCATATTATAACGAACACATCAAAAATAAATAGCGATGCCACCCCTGGAATGTATGAAATGCGTAGATGGCAGAGCCTGCGTCAATGGTAGATTCTGCCTGCCGCAGAAAAGATATGTTGAATACGCCAATAAACCTATCTGTAAAAATGAGCAATAAAAAATGGAACAAGAAAGAAGCGGCTTACCTGGTTGATAACTATGGTAAGATGAGCCTAGAGGAGTTATCTGCCAATCTTGGCCGCTCCGTCATGGCTGTGCGTCTCTATGCGCTTCGTCATAGATTGGACGACAAACATCAGGTAGTAAAAGAAAACCGGCTGAAGAAGCTGTTGGAATACCGTTTCCGTCATCTCGAAGACTTCCATCCTAGTAAGTTCTTCTTCCGGGAGACCGGAATTAACCAGGTGAGATATTGGGATCTGTTCTTCGGGAGGAAGCCGATAAAGCCGGAGGAATACAAGGCTGTTGCCGAATATTTCAATATTACGATCTCGGAGGCATTCGATTCCCTTCAGCTCAATCTTTTCGATCAATAAATATGTAAGATATGAAAATCAACTCAAACTTCATCGAGAACGTCAAGAGTAAACTGGATATTGTTGACGTGATCGGTTCATATATCACCCTCACGAAGGCTGGCATCAATTACAAGGGCATTTGCCCGTTCCACAATGATAGCCATCCTTCCATGATGGTGAGCAAGACGAGGCAGACCTATCATTGCTTCGTCTGCGGAGAACATGGAGATGTCCTGGACTTCCTGAAGAAGTACAACCAGATCACATTTCCTGAGGCTCTGCGAATGGCCTGCAAGCTTGCAGACGTAGAATTTCCGGAGCAGGAGGCAACACCTGAAGAGAATGCTGCATATAAGCTTCTGGAATCTCGCCGCATAGCTATTGCTGCAGCTGCCAAGTTCTACCAGGGGAACCTGTCCCAGGCAGAAAGCTTCCTCAAGCGTCGTGGCTATGACTATACGGACAAGACGCTTGCAGAATATGGTGTCGGATATGCTCCTGTTGGCAATGTGGCTATGAAGTACCTTACGGAGAACGGATATGATCTTCAGGTACTCACAGACGTCGGAGTTTTAGGAAAGTCTCAAGACGGGAGAAGCTATGATTTCTTCCGGGATCGCGTCATGTTCCCGTTCTATGATGTATCAGGAAGAACTATTGCGTTCTCCGGGAGAATCGTCACTCCAAATGATAATGCCGGCAAGTATGTAAATACCGGAGAGACGCCTATTTTCAGAAAAGGTCAGCACATTTTCGGACTCTACCAGGCAAAGAGAGCAATCGCAAAAGAGGGGTTCGCTTATCTTGTCGAGGGGCAGTTTGATGTCATTACCCTCCACAAATATGGGGTAGAAAATGTCATCGGTGGCTCCGGAACCGCATTTACAGACGACCAGGTAAGGCTTATCATGCGCTTCACCCAGTCTGTGGTCATGATATATGATGCTGATGATGCAGGCATGAAGGCTGCAGTCAAGAACTGCGAGCTGCTGCTGAAGGCTGGAGCAAGCGTCAAGTGCATCCGCTTGCCAAAAGGGTACGACCCAGACAGCTATGGCCAGCTCTGCAAGGAAGAAACGAAAAAGAAGCTATCTGAAGCTATCGAGACCTTCCCGAAGGCTATGAAAAGAATGCTGGTTCCTCGTGGCTGCAAGGATGAAGCAGTTATTGCTGCAGCTATGAACACTATCTCAAATCTCATAGCATGCGTGCAGGATGCAGGGCTCCGTCTCGAGTACATGAAGACCATGGCCAGAGACTTCGACACGAAAATGACCATCCTGGAGGATAAGGTAAGAGATATCCGCCGTAATGTAGATAGCGTCAAGAAGGAAAACCTGCAGCATGGCATCTTTGGTATTGATAGCTTGAAGGAGAATCTGAGAAACAACGAGCCTGCCGTAGTAACCTCATTGATAGATACGTTCATGGAGTCATACGGAGATAATCCTATCGTGTATGTTGCCGGCACGCCATCATCGGCAGATATCGAGAACCTCAGACGTATCTGCTGTTATTTCGTCACTACTGAAGAGGGATGCAGCATCAATACCACTACAGGTGAGGATAGCGCCTATATGTCAACGCTCGCGGAGATGTATAAGGCAGGTATCTCTCAGATAAGAGTCATGCACGAGGATAAGGTGGAATCCTTCATCGATTTCTATATCCGCATACATGGAGAGCTGCTGTCTGGATTCCTGGGTGACAAGGTTCCGATCATTACCAGGTGTATCGAGTTGACCAGCTATGCGGAGGAAACCGTGATAACTGTCAACAAGAACCATTACTGCAGTAAATTAGGACTATCCAAAGGCCAGTTCGACGAGATCCGGAAGCCGTTCGTCAACAAGCGTAAAAATGTAATGAAGGCGAATGCCCTGAAGGATGATCTCTATGATGATGACTTTGATGGCGACGAGGTTCCCAGTTATGTCAAGGAGGGAGAGTACGCACAGATGTTTCGTGAGTGCAAGTATTATCCTCGCCTTAATAAGCAGGGCATACCTGTCTGCTATATGTTTCAGAACAAGAACGGACGTGGATTCTCTCAGGTTGCAGACTTCTATATGGTTCCTCTGCTTCATATCTTCAACGAGGACTTCGAGCAGAATAAGCGAGTACTGAAGGTGAACCGCCGTTACTTCGACAAGCCTTTATATATAGAGGTGCTGTCAAGCTCCCTGAAGAAGATGAGTACTATCGAGGACGTTCTTATCAACTATGAAGGCGTGAACTTCACGGACGGAGAAGAATGGCAGTGGAGACGTATCAAGGAATATATGAGCCGCCATTTTGTACAGTGCCGAGAGATCCAGGTATATGGCAACCAGCAGTCGGAGGGAATGAGTCGGAAGACTGATGAGCAGTTTTTCGCCTTTGCCAATGGTATAGCACACGAGGACAAGGACGGGAAATATGTGTTCGAGAAGGTTAACGAGCTGGGTGTTGTCACCCACAATCACATGAACTATTACCTTCCTGCGTTTTCAACTATTTACGCCGGATCCGGACGTCAGTCAGATAAGTACGAATTGATATCGCAGCTGGTATATGATGATATTCCTGCCGACAAGCAGGTCAGTTTTGAAAAATGGGCATCCTTGATGGATAAGGTCTATAAGATTAATGATAACGGCAAATGGGCTATCGTTTTTGCCCTGATGTGCGCTTTCAGAAGCAACATACACTGTCTGGACCGACTCTTCACGGCCCCCTTCTTCATGGGACCGATGTCTTCAGGTAAGACCCAGATCGCGATATCTATCCGTTCTCTCTTCATCAGCCCGACCATCCCGATTTTCAACCTCAATACAGGTACGGACGCAGCCATGAGCACGATGATGGGTACATTCCGTGATGTACCGGTTGTTCTCGATGAATACAATAACAAGGATATCTCGGACACCAAGTTCCAGGCATTGAAGGGTATTGTATATGATGGAGATGGTAAACAGAAGCGCCGCGGAACCTCTGGCAGGGATATCGAAAACGACAAGGTATTTGCGCCTGTGGTTATCTGTGGCCAGGAGACCCCTCAGCGCGATGATAATGCTCTTATGAGTCGAGTCATCATCTGCGAGGTTCCGAAGCCTAAGAACAGAACACCGGAAGAGACGAAGCTGTTTGAGGAGCTGAAGAATATAGAGAAGAATATCGGTCTGTCTAACGTATTGCTGAAGGTATTATCGCTTCGCCCTGCCGTGATGGATCACTTCAGGGCGCTCAAGCAGGAAGCCTACAGCGAACTGAAGAGCGATGTAATCAATTCCGGCGAGATGGATCGACTGATGAAGACAGCTTCCTTATTCCTGGGAATGGTGAAACTGGTGGAGCGGTATTCGGATCTGAAGCTTCCGTTTACATACGAGGAGTTCTTCGCCCTGGTGCAGGAGAAGATCAAGTTCCAGCTGTCTCTGATCCGAAGCACAGACAAGCTTGCCATGTTCTTCAATGCAGTCAACAACATGATCGATACCAAGCAGGTTCTTGTTGGCCGGGAAATGCTCATAGAGCAGCCTAAGAGCGTTACGGGTAAGGATTCGCACGGAGACAAGAAAACGTTCGCTTTCGAGCCTGGTACGCATATTCTGTTCCTCCGTCTCAGCAGCGTGTACTCCATCTACGACAGAAGCGGGTACAACAGCGAGAACACAACGCTATCTACCCTGGAGCAGAATCTTCGCTCACATCCATCATATATTGGAACCGTACCGTCACGCCGCTTCACCTGGGAGGAGACCGTCGAGGTTGCCAAGCAGGATGATCAGGAGACGATGGTAAGAGTCCGCAAGGAGCGCTCTACATCCACCAGTGCTATTATCATCGACTATGATAAGTTTATGGAGATGTACAACATCGACTTCAGACGAGGGGATATCCCTGCCGAGAATACCCCTCAGAACGCTCCAGAGGCGAACAGGGAGACTAATACTGATATCAATTCCCAGGAATACGTGCCTGGCTGCATTCCGTTTGACGAGACTGATGCAGGAAAGATGGGAGGAAAGCCGTTCTAGAAGGACGGCTTTTCATACCTTGTAATAGGTATATAATACCCCAATTTAACGATACAAAGATACAAAAAATATTCGAGAAAACCAAGCGAAAAAGCATTTATTTTGAGTTGATTTCGCATATTTCTGCCCACGCAAACCCGGGAGGGTGAACGTGGGCATTTTTCTTACATACGCGAGGTTGCCAGATGCGAAAAATCCCCCGTACCCCCTAATTTTACAAAAATAACCGGGAAAAGCGACTTTTCGAAAATGTTTTTTAGAAAAACACCTTCCTACAATCCTACAATCCTACAAATGCATTTCTTTTCAAACTATTATTATCTATTATATATCTTATTATCAGTTAGTTAGGTGGTTTTTGCGGTTTTGTGGGTTTTGTAGGAAATGGTGTAGGATTGTAGGATGATGTAGGAAATAAGGATTATTTACATTCTGCCGTTTCCTACATTTTCTTCCTACAAAATACCCCTATTTGTAGGATTGTAGGACGTGTAGGATGCGAAAAAATGAGTGTGTAGGTCGAAAATATGTTTGATAAAATTTGCTTAACTCGCTGATTTTTAGTATCTTTGCATTATCGTACCTGCGATTTGTAGGATTGTAGGACGGTAGGACGCAAAAATAAGCAAAAACAATATGGAAAGAAAAAAACGTCTCACGAAACGAATTGCTTCAGTCAGAATCGAGCCATATCTGGCAGAGTACATTCAAAAGAAGTTAGAAATTGAGCCCGAAACGGGCGGAGTAAAGATACCTTACACCACGGATTTGTATTACGTGGTGTGGAATCTCATGGCCAAGCCGGATGCGAACAGCGTTGGCCAAGAGAACTGCAACCTCACCATTTATCTTCCTTCCCGCCGCTCCTGCATGGATGGCCATCCAGGCAAGGATCCTGCCTATTACAACTATCTGTCGCAGCGGGCAGCCAAGAAGATAGAGGAGCACATCCGTCTGCTCTTCAACTTCGAGTTCCATCGCATCATGCTGGAGAACGAGGAGCTTGGGAGACCGAAGCGCAATCAGGATGTCGTGGAAGAGTTCATCAGAACATACCATCTGAAGTCGATATCATCGGATGCGCTTCTGAAGAACTTTTATCGCTACCGACAGCGGTTATGCCCTAAGATTCCGCGAAAATACCAAAAAAAACGCGGTGTTTAATTATTTTTAATACACACCGAGTGCAAAATATTGTCACCCAAAAATTAGCAATAATCACTCTAAAAATACGTATTATGGTAGAATTTTCTTGTCTTGTGGGTGTCTCCCTCATCGGGAGCCCTGAAAAGTGGGATATTTTTATAGCAGATCCCTTCACTTTTGAACCAGCCATGACCGAGGATAATGGTGGCGTGTATTGGGATTGCAGCAAGACTTTCGTGGTCGATTTGCCCGATAACGATATGATTAACGAGCTTAGAGTTGCTCGCAATGCTATTGTCTCCCTCTCAGTCGTTAGCCATGTGAGTGGCTCGCAGGATCCTGTGGAATATAAAATAGGTACGGAAGACCTTCCGGCGAGGGTGCAGCTCGTGAAGCATCTCAACAAGGCGAAACTGATCGTTAATTGCAAAATGCTCCGCAATCCGCTTGGGTAAGGTCTTTTCTATACCTATTATAATAATGTACCTTTGTAGAAAACTTATATCAAGATGGACGAAATACAGACCCTTCTGCTCTCCACTCATCCGCTATGGATTACGGAAGATGCCTACCGTCGACTGATGGTGGCAGCTTTTCCGCTATATAGTAATGTGGTTAGCATCGAACATAAGAGAGCCGAGCAGGCAATGACCTTAGCCGATGTTCGGGAATATCTCAAGACTCATACATTCTATCAGTATGAGACTCATAAAGCCCTGGAGATCCTATCCTCCAAGGCTGCCCAGAGTGAAGAGACCAAGGATGTGCAGCTTACCGACGAATATGATTCTCCTTCGCTGAATGAAGGATCTATCGCCTATCACCGTATATTCGGTGTCGTGTCAGCAGATAGCTACTGGTATTTCTCTTCCAGACAACTGGAGCAGGATATCATAGCAGCAGAGAACAATCCGCAGATATCTGCCCACCTGCTTCATATTAACTCTCCTGGAGGAGAAGCCTGGTATATGGACCGTCTGAGCGAGACTTTGCGCAACGCAAAGAAGCCAATCCTCGCCATCTATGAGGAATATTGCGCATCGGCAGCCTATTATATCGGCTGTCATGGCCAGAAGCTCTATGCAACGACCTGTCACGACTTCGTAGGCTGCATCGGTACGATGTGCTCCTTCTGGAACTTCGAGCCTTACTTCGAGAAGCTGGGATTGAAGAAGATTACCGCCAAGGCTACCAATTCGACCAGAAAGAATAAGGTCTTCGAGGATCTGAAGGATGGCAAGACAGAAGAGTACATCAAGAATGTGCTCGATCCGATGAACGAGCAGTTCCTGGCAGAAGTCAAGGCCATGCGCCCTAAACTGTCTGAACTCGGCGATGATGCTCCGGTTCTTCAGGGCGAGAGCTTCTATACAGATCCTGCCGAGGAAGTTGGTCTCATCGATGGCAAGAGAACCTTACTCGAGGCTATTGCCGAGGTTGCCCAGATGGGAGATGCTTACATGGGAACCCAGAACCTGTATGGATTCTGTTAATACTTAGATAAGAATTTTGTTTGTTTTCTATTGTTGTTTTAATATTTAGTTAATTTGTTTATATGAATTTCAAAGCAAGACTTAACAAAGTTCTCGAGAAGCTTGGCTTCGTCAAGAAGTTCGAGAACAAGAGCCTGACTTCAGAGGAGTACAAGGCTCTTTGCGAGGAATACCAGAAGGAGTACCAGAGTACTCTCGTCGATGACCTTGCAGCCGAGAACAGTGCAGCCGAAGAGGCAGAGCATCAGCAGCAGATCAACTCTCTCTACGCTATCGTATCCAAGGCCAACAATGCTGCTGGTGATAGTAATGATGGCGGCGATGATGATGAGGGCAAGGATTCTGATGATGGCAAAAAGAATGAGAATAGCCAGCAGCCTGCCGGCGCTTCTCAGAACGTAAGCTACGAGCAGCTTGCCAAGGCTGTATCTGGTCTCGCAGAGAACGTGAAGAAGATGGCTCAGGGTACTGCTCCTGACAAGCCTGCAGCTCACGTCACCGCACCTTCTATTCCTATCAATGGCTTCGAGTCGAACGGTAGCTACCTCTTCGGCGTCGAGCACTCCCTGTTTGATATGAAGAAGCGCTGGAACCAGATTACAGTCAATCCGGCACTTGCCTTAGCATCTGAACCAGATGAGGAGAGCGATGGCAAGGCGTTCCGTAAAGAGTCTATGGCGTTCGCCAGATCTCTTCAGCAGCGCTACAAGTATCACCAGAGCCGCAACGAACTCGGTGATGTCAAGGCACTCGCATCCGGTCAGTTTGCCACCAACTATGGCGGTGTAGATAATGCCGGCTTGGGAGATCAGTTTGTTATCCTCCGTCAGGATGCTCTTATCGCACGTATCCTGGAGCTTCGCAATCTTACCGAATACTTCCCTGTTCGTTATGGTGTGCAGGACCGCGATATCCTCTTCAATGCCTTCTTCGATGAGGTATCTCAGGGCTATCAGCCAGGTGAGATCTACAAGGGTGGCATGCAGCTCGAGAACGAGATGGGTTACGTGGATGACGCCATGATCAAGGTGCAGTTCGGTCCGATGAAGGAGATTGAGCGCAAGTATATCGCTTACCTCAACAAGGAGGGTTCTGATCCTATCAAGTGGTCCATGATTGAGTTCTGCCTGCTCAACCTTCTCAAGAAGGCTCAGGACGAGCAGAACCAGCGCCGTATGCGTGGTATCTATGTGAAGCCAGAAGATGGTCAGCCTTCCAGCTACCTCAATGCCGGTACTGGTATCTGGTACACCCTGCTTCGCTATATCCACGACTACAGCATCAAGCCATTCGCCAACAAGAGCTACAACACCTATACTTCAGCTAATATGCTGGATGCGGTCAAGGAGTTCATCACAGATGTCAAGACTCACCTTACTGAAGGTATGACGCTCGACAAGCACGTTCTCTACCTCAACGAGAACCACATCGACTGGTGGCTTGCCAACTGCCGCGAGACCTATGGCAAGGATCTCGACTTTACAGGTCCTGATGGCTACAAGAACCGTGTACCAGACTCTACTATCCAGATTAAGTGGCTCCCATACGAGGGCAAGTCTTGCTGGATGTTCCTGGATATTCCTGGCAACCTCCAGTTCGTGGAGTATCTCCCAGGCGAGATGTTTGCTGTCAAGATGGAGGAGCAGATGGAGATGGTTCGTGCATGGAGTACCTGGAAGGAGGGTTGCGGTGCAGCCTTCACTGGTCGCAAGTTCGATACCAAGGCAAAAATGGACGACAACGACTACGAGTTCCAGCAGATCTTTACCAACCTGCCTGCTACAGTCATCGGTGCAGAGATTGATGGCGGAAGCGGCTTCTGGCACATCTCTGATGCCAAGACCTCTGCTACAGCCATCACTGAGATCAAGAAGGCAAAGCAGGGTGTAGCTTACTGCATCGAGATTGGTGAGGACGATGCTACCCATGGTCTTACTATCGCCAAGAGCGGTAATTTTGCCAACATCACAGCCGAGTGGACTCCTAGTCAGCCAGGCGACTACATCATGGTTATCCTCGGCAAGGATAATAAATACCGTGAGCTTGAGCGCCGCGTAGGTGGCAAGCGAACCGTCAACAAGGCAGTTCAGCCTAACGTTCCAGGTGGACGTTAATTCATAATATATTAGTATTTAGTGTTAATCCGTAGGTGGGGTACACCATGTGCCCTGCCTACATTTTCAGAAAAGATTATGAAGAAAAACAATATTCCAGTACGTCACCGTGCGCACAATCCCAACAAGGGATACAGTTATGCCCAGCACAAGGGCCGTCTTCTCTTCATGACGATCATGATGTTGCTTGGCATTGTCTCGCTCCTTCAGATGCTTGATAATCCAACATCATCCATGGGTATGGGTGGAGCCGGTGTCTCCATGGCTTCATTCGTAGCCCTTACCGCCATCGATGACGTGACCGACCGCGACACCCATGGTTCTGCCATTGCCTACCAGGTAGTGCTGGTTCCTACAACTCTCATCGATATGACCAAGGCATTCCCGCAACCGGATAAAGACCGAATAGTAAAGGCAATGCCGTTTAAAACAGCAGCTGCCGACACCCTGAAGGCTTACCTCTTCGATGCCCACGACATTCCAACGTTCACCGCTACGACCGAGAAGGGAGACATTACGACTTCCGGCGAGAATAATCTGGTGATCATTATGGGCGGTACTCGTGTGGATCTCTACAACTTCATCGAACAGTATGCCGGTGGTAAGTTCATCATCCTCTACAAGCACGTGAAGGATACCCAGTGGTATATCATCGGCGAGCCAGAGCGACCAATGATTCTCAACAACACCGAGACCAAGGACGACAAGGATGGCCGTTACACCACCTTCACCTTCAAGCGCACATCAGTCGATCTCCCTTGTCTCTACGCAGAGGATCCTCTTGGTGTGACTACTGATGCGGCCAGTCGCTCGACTGATACTACTCAGCAGAAGGCTGTAAGTAAATAATGCGAATTCCCAAAATATTTCATTATCTCCTAAATTTTCAAAAGGTGTGTCGCCATCAAAAGGTGGCGCACCTTTATTAATATATAATAAGGTATGTATAACAGAAGAGAAAAACTGCAGCTGTTCAATCAGCTGAGAGGAGAGGAACATGCCAAGGCAGACCTCTCGCTCCTGGAAGAAGAAAATCCACGCCATCCTAAGCTTACCCGTTTTGCCCGTGATCCTCAACGTTACGCTGACGAAATTCTCTATGCACTCCTGGATATCTGCGATGCAGACGAAATCGAGGATAACCGCAAATTCATTAAAGGCATGGAAGAGGCTTCGAGTGAAACTTTAACGGACGAAGAGAAGAAAGGCCCAGAGGGTTCAGGTAATACTTTAACGGGTGAAGCCGAGAAAGGTCCAGAGGATTCAAGTAAAACTTTAACTGGTGAAGAGGAGAAAGATCCAAAGGATTCAAGCAAAGCTTCAGCAGATGAAGTCGAGAAAGATTCAGATGATTCGAGTGAAACTTTAACGAGGGAACAGAAGGAAGAGAAACCTTCAGATGAAACTCCTTCAGATGCCCCAGACAAGAAAGAAATTCCTTCAGAAGCCCCAGGCACGGAAGAAACTTCTGATACTCCTGAAGGCAAGGCTCCACCAGAAGAAACCGCTGAAGCTGCCGGGCAGGAGGAAGACGGAAAAAAAAAGTAGTCCAAAAGGAAGAGGAATATCCTAACATCGACTGGGATAATCTCTATAATGAGGACGTGCAGATGGCTACCGTCATCTACAACGACCGTATCAACACCTGGCGAAAGATGAAGAAACTCGACGAGGTTCTAGACAAGAAGCCGAAGGAGCGGGATGTGGCTGCCATGGCAGAACTCCGCATCAGGAACCTTCAGGCCTTCGAGGAGCTGAAGGCATACAACGATACAGGCAAGTTCCTCTACAAACACCCGCTTCTGAGAGGCAAGTCTGAGTTCGATGAGCTCGTGAAACTCTTTAGGAAGGACCCCGCTGAGTTTCTTCATAAGCATAAGAATGTGCTCGATAATATCAAGCGCTACAAGAGTTATATTAAAAGGAAAGATCGCAGGAACAAACGTGCCAGCGACCGTGAGAACCTCCAACGCCATCAGGAGCGTGAACGCATGTTCAAGATGGTGATGGAACAATATAGTGATCAATCAGATGGATAAGAAGGAATTACGAAAGATAGCAGATACCTGCGTTCAGATGATCAAAAACGGAGGAGTGCTTGAGCAGGCTCAGCTCAAGGCTGATGCCAAGATAGCCGAGCAGGCAGAAGCCGGAGACCTCGATGCCATCAAGCTTCTGAACGAGCGTATGCAGGACCGTGAGGAGCTGAAACTGAGAAAGGAGTTGTTCGGCGTATGAAAAGCGAGATAGAAAAACTGGAGAGCGTACACCCGGACCTTATCACCACCTTCCTGACCACGGGCGATGGTGAAGGCATCCCGGAAGACGTGAAGATCTTCCTGAAGCAGTTGCAGTGGGCTGCCGAGATTTACGAGTATGAGCGCAACATTACCCGTGGAGCCCGCCAACTCAAGCAGCGCATAGCCGCACAGCAGAAGATTTCCCTCGATGTGCGTACCTGCATGACCCGCATCAACCAGGCGATATCTTATTTCAATGTTGACTGCAACGTGAGCATCAAGGTCTGGGAGAACGATTTTGCCAACAAGTATGAAGACCTTGCCAAGCTCTGCTCAGCCAAGCGCGACTACAAGATGCAGAAGGCATGTATGGACCAGGCTCTGGAGTGCCGCCGCCGTGCATCAGAGCAGGCAGAAGCCGACAGAGATCTCGGTGTGGTGTTCCTCATCACCCCGGAGATTACTCCCGAGGAGCTGGGTTTTCAGAAAAAGAACCTCAAGGAGATTGCCGCCAAGCACAACCGCGGCTTCTATATTTCGCTCATCGATGGCTTGCCTATCGAGAGCTCAGAGAAAAAACGCCTGCTTCGTGATGCTGACATTCAGGAAGCGGAAATTGTGGAGGATTTAAGCGATGAGCCAACTGATATTGAATGACAATTCGCTCGGTGAATTCGAGCATTATTATATGAACGGCATGCAGCTGCTTGCCAATATCATCGACCCCAACATGCTTTTTGCGGAGGTTGCCCGTGCCGGAGGAAAGACCGAAGGTGTGACGGGTCCCCGACTGATACGTGTTGCCAATGATATGCCGGGAGAGCTTTCTTTCCTGGTTCACAAGACCTATGTGGCACTGATGACCAACGTCTGGCCTAACATCCAGGCATACTTCTCCCGCCAGGTTGTGGTGAACGGTCAGCAGCGCCCTATGCTCGAGTATGGCATCGATTACGTGGTAGGGGAGAGCACGCTGCCTTCCCACTTCCGCAAGCCGAGATACCCGATAGCCTATGCCAAGCATAGCGTGATCTTCCGCAATGGCGCCCACCTTCAGCTGGTATCAAGCGACCAGCCGGAATCCGTGGCAGGTAGAAATGCCGTGCACGCCTTCGTGGAGGAGATGAAGCACAACAGCGGCGAGAAGCTGAAGACCCGACTCTTCCCATCCTTGCGTGGAGGTCCAGCCAATGTGCGATGCTCTGCTTACTATGAGGGTGTTACCGGCGTGAGTGATACCGCCCGTGTTGACCTCGGAGAGGATGACTGGTTCGAGGAGTACGAGAAGAAGGTGAACCCGAAGCTTATCGAGGAGATCGCCACCGTTTCCCTGGAACTTAACAAGAGTCTCTACCGGCTCTTCATCCTCAGGCAGCAGGAGCGAGACTCCAAGGATCCGGTACTCCTGGAGAAGATGCGACTCGAGACGGTCAGGCTCAATTCCTTCGTGGAACGGTGGAAGCCGCGCCTTGCCGACATGAGGCGCAACGCCATCTTCTATATCCGTGCATCCTCCTTCTGCAACAAGGATATCCTGGGCCCTAAGTTCTTCAAGACGCAGCTCGATACCCTTGATATCGACGAGTTCCTCACCGCCATCTGTGCCATCCGCCACAAGGAAGTAACCAATAAGTTCTTCATCAACTACGACCACGTAAGGCATCAGTTCAAGGACAGTTACAAGTATGAGTCGATTCTTCGCCTGAACCTGAAGGATAGATTCATTCTCTCTGCCGAGTATCTGCTTCACTACGACCCTCAGGAACCGCTCTACATGGGCTATGACCCCGGCAACTTCCAGTCGCTCATCGTAGCCCAGAAGAAGGATTATGGCAGAAGGCTCGACATCATCAAGGAGTTCTTCGCCTTCCTGCCCAAGGATTACAACGACCTGGTGGCAGAGGTGCACCAGTTCTTCGGATCTGCAGCAGTCAACAAGACCATCTATCTCTACCCAGACCGTGCCGGCAACAAGCGCAAGGAGGAACGGGAACAGATAACCACTGACTCGCTCAACCTGAAGGCAGCGCTGGAGTCATACGGTTTCATGGTGGTGCTCTACAACGAGGATGCGCCTACCATCTACCACTGGCAGCAGTTCAAGCTCTGCCAGATGCTCTTCGGAGAGCGGAGCCCGCTGCTTCCTATTGTGCGCATCGACGAGAACGAGTGCAAGAACCTGTGCAGCGCCATCATGATCTCTCCTCTGAAGAAGACGGAGGGCAAGATAGAGCTCGACAAGAGTTCGGAGAAGAAACAGCAGCTCAAGAATCAGGCAGGACTCACCACGCAGCTTCCTTCAGCCATGATTTACCTGCTTTACGGTCTCTATTCGGATGCCGTGAAGGCAGAATTAAGTACGTATCCTACCGATTTACCCGACAATTTCGAGATATAAACGGTGGATAATATACTGTTTCTGCAGCAATAAAATGACTGCAGGAACCAATAATTCAGTTAAAATGAAGGGGTGCAAAACGCAAGATGCTGATAATCAGCCCAAGCAGCCCCGCCAGAGAAAAATCCCAGAAAAACGTGTCACGGAATTCTGCACGCACCGCTGGGAAGAGGAATAGAGGTGCAGCCCTTACGATTCCTGGAAATATGACGGCAGCAGGGTGCAGCCGGTCTTTTGCAGGGCGATATTTTTTTGCTAACTTCGCATCGTTATGAGCAAGACAAGCAAGAACATCATCATGGATGGCATCACGGCGCTGCAGTGGGCCAGGGAGATCAGTAAGCTGCCCGATGGGGAGTTTACCCTGGTCTTCTTTCCCTATTCCAGGCAGAGAGACGAGGCAAGCACCGAGCTTCAGGTGCGCCATCACTGCAAGTACCGCACCCAACTCCCCAGGGAGCGCTTCGCCATCGATGGTGAGAACTACTTCCTCTATACCGACGAGGACGGGAATCCCAAGATGTGCTACCGCATTCTCATCAGGTACATGGGGTTCCCTCAGGACGGATTTAAATTACACAAAATAGATTGGCTATGAACGATTACGAAATAGATATGTATGGCAATGCCGGCATCTATCTTGCCGATGGCAATACCTTCACCTTCCAGCTGGGCGAGGGTGATCCTGCCTTGGGTGCAGAGCAGCTCTTCCAGTCACCACTCCTGGAGTCTCCGTTCGGTGGTACGCTCTGGATGCAGCAGCACCAGTATCTGGGCATACAGGGTTATCAGGTATTGATGCGCGGCTACAACAACCAGCAGTGTGAGGAAATAACCAAGGAGATCAAGGAGAACCGACTGCTTCCACGTCTCTACTCCAAGGAGATCAAGATGCTCTATGGTCATGGGCTTGCAGTATATAGGCAGGCTATCGAGGACGGCAAGCTGGTACGCAAGTACGAGGAACAGCCGGAAGTGATGGAGTGGCTCGACTCCTGGAGTTCCCGGGGCATTCCATCGGTAGAGGAGTTCTGCAAGACCTGCATCAAGAACTACTATTACTTCGGCGACTTCTTCGTGAAGTGGCGCTTCACCCGAGGCAAGATGATAGGCGTGGGTAAGCCGGTGGCAGCACTGGAAGCCATGGAGAACCGCTACTGCCGCCTAGCCACCACCCGCCACGATGTAGCTTCCGAGCTGGTTTCCTACAGCGATTTCCGCCAGGTAGTGGTAGGGCGATTTGCCTATGGCTTGTCAAGTTACTCGGTTTATCCGAAGTTCAGCTTCAGCGAGGTGGATAACTACAACTACGCTGCGATCTCCCATCACCGGGAGAAATCGGTGGACGAATACTACGGATCCAACGAGACCCATCAGGGAGCCAGACCTTCCATCCTGGGCAGCAACAAGACGGCACGCTACATCAACAGTTTTCTGAAAAACTCGCTTGCCGCAAAGGTGCACGTCATCATTCCGAACGCCTGGATCCAGAGCAAGCGCACCCAGATGACCAAGCTCTGCGAGGAGAACAAGCGGCGCAAGGCGAAGGGGCTGGAACTGCTGAAGTACAACGGCATCGATATCGGTACCGACTTCAAGGAGTCGTGCATGGTGCGCTACGTCCGCGACGAGGTGCGCAAGTTCAGTACCTATCTCTCCGGCGCCGACAATCAGGGCAAGGGATTCTCTTCCATCTCCTTCATGGATGCCCAGGGGCACGAGCAGTCGTGGAAGGTGGAGACCATCGACCTCAAGTATAAGGAGTACATCGATGCACTCATCTCCTACGACAAGCGTACCGACCAGGCTCTTCTCTCTTCCGTGGGTCTCGATTCAGCCATATCTGCAGTAGATAAGGATGGAGTGATCTCGAAGAGCGGAAGCGATACCTATTATAATTATCTCATCTACATCATGTCGCTCACCTCAGAGGATGAGGTCTGCGCAGAACCGCTCAACTGGGCGCTGCGCCTGAACTTCCCGGAACTCTACAGGCAGGGCTACCGTCTGGGCTTCTACCGCGAGGTTCCGCAGCGACAGGAAGATGTCTCTCCGGATGACCGATTAAACCGCCAGCAGTCATGAACAAGAAATTTCAACTCAAAGACCTCTTCAGCAGCTACGCACAGTTCTGCAACAGTGCGCCAGGTGCTGATACCAGTGCCGACTTCGACAGCCTTCGGGGTTCTGCCGTTGCCGCACGCAAGCGTATTGTTGCCATTATTGGTGGCAATACGTTCTTCGATATTGTTGCCATCGGGGATGAAGACAGCTGCCTGAAGGATTTCCTCCGTGCAGCCATGGCGAACCTTACGCTTGCCACGCAGATCATCTTCGATGCCGTAAACCGCAGGAAGAACGAAGTGAATCTCTACAAGTACGAGCTTGAAGGCATGAAGCGCTCGTACATGGAGAATTACTTCAATGCGATGGATTCGCTGATTTCGGAGCTTACAGAAGAGATCAGCGACGATGAAACCGCCGAAATCCGCCTAGCCATGGAAGATTGGCGCAAGACCAACTACTGCAGGATGCTCAGCCAGCTGAAGGTAGATACAGCCGACGAATTCGATGAAATTTACCCTATCGACCTCTCGTATCTCTTCTTCTTCCGCTGCGTACCCCTACAGAAGGAGGTGCTCGACGAGAGCATAGGTGCCTACTTCGAGCGGTTGGAGAAGGGTGGGGAAGACCAGACCTTTGCCGAGTTCGGCCAGAAGGCGCTGCCCATGCTGAAGCGTGCCCTGGTGAAGAAGACCGTGGCGAAATCGCTCCGGCGCTTCGATATCCTGGAATTCCCCGCCACCATCCGCAACCTCTTCGAAGACAATACCGCCACCCGTTCGGGCAGCGATGAAGCGAGCCGGGCACTCCTGCTGGCTACCCAGCTGGAGGGCGAGGCAGAAGACCTGCTCCACAACGTGGATATGCTGCTCGATGCCCAGGAAGGCAATGATTTCCTCTCCTTCTCGGCAGAGAACCAGCCGGATGATAATATGTACTTAATGCCGTAGCTTATGAAAAAATCGATTTCCGTAAGAGCCAACGGGAAGGAATACGAAATCCCGAACTCATGGGAACTACTCACTTCTGAGCAGTTCCTGAAGCTTGTAGAGCTGCTTCCGCTCATGGAGAATGGGCAGTATCCCCCAGGCGCCATCAAGTGCCTGTTCCTCTGCCATCTGATGAAGTGGGACCTGGGGAAGATAAAAAGAGACGAGAAGGCTCTCGAGAACTTCATGGCGATAGCCGACCAGCTTACCTTCATCTTCAAGGAGGCTGACGGCAGGATTGTGCTCGACCTCTGCTTCTGCCGCCAGCAGCTGCCTATCGTCTTCATCGACCGGAAGGCGTATTACGGCTACGAGATCAATACGGATTTCCAGTCGCTCACCTGTTCGCTCACGGCACTTCAGTATATCGAGGCGCGCCAGCTTCTCGATATGGGCGAGGAGAGTCTGCCGCTGCTGGCAGCCGTGCTCTATTACGGCAAGGGCGAATATTCCTCGGAGAAGGCACAGAAGCTGGCACAGCAGTTCAGGAAGCTGCCTGTCAATACGCTCAGGGCGATAGCCTTGAACTTTACTGCAGTAAACAACTTCCTCTTCTCGAAGACGGAATTCTCGCTGCTCACCCAGTTCACGATGCAGCCGGGCAGCTGCAGCATCACTACCGATGCCACCGATGCGCTCTACGACCTCTCGAAGGATGGACTGGGTAATGCCCGCCAGGTGGAGCAGATGAACGTGCTCACCTACCTGCGCATCCTGCGCAAGAAGACCATCGACGGCGTGAAGAGCCTGAAGGCTTCCGGCATGGAGGTGGCAAAGATAGCCACCGAGGTGGGGCTGCCCATCGATATCATCAACAAGATAGTATAACCAGGCAGGAAAACGCATTCCTGCGACAAAATTATAAGCTTATGTTATTGGATCTATTTACATATTTTGCCAAGTTTCCTGCTTCTGCAGGCATCACCAAGGGTATTGCTACCAAGGGCGAGAGCCGTATGGAAGAGTATGCCACCGTGCTCACTATGCTGGGCAACATGCCGGAAAAGGAGAAGGAACTGGTTCCAGAGATAGAGAACTACGTATATGGGCAGTCGTTCGACGAGCTGAAGCAGCGCATCGACAAGCTCACCGGCTCCTTCCTCTTCGTGGATTACGGCGAGGTGGATATGCAGGGCGATGGCCGCAGAAGCTTCGAGTGTACCCAGCGCATAGCGGTGACGGTGGCCATGAAGATGCCTGCTACATCGGATATGCTCGAGCGCATCATAGCCAACGACCGCACCCTTCAGATGCTCTCCAAGATTCACGCACGCATCATGGCAGATGCCGAGCGTGAGGAACTCTACTGGATGGACCGCGACAGCGTTGCCAACTGCGAAATCATTCCTTTTGTCTCTGCCGAGCTGCAGAGCTACGGATGGACGCTGATGCTCTCTGCCACCGGTGCAGATATTCTGGATACCCACCGCATAGCCCGGAAGATGATGAAAGGTTAGTCCTTTGCCGTCTGCAGAATAATGCGTATCTTTGCAACGTCTTACAACAAAAAGACCTTCGATATGAAACAATTAAAACGTAATATACCGATGATAGCAATCACATCACTCCCGATCACGATAGTGACGGAGGGGTTCCAGTATGTTTATCAGGACTGGGAGTTTGCCAAGTGGATAGCGGTGGCAATCGCCATCGATACCATATTGGGTGTGTGGAAGCATTTCATTCACAAGGATGCATCGAGCGAATCGTTCTTCTCCCGGTTCACCCGCAAGATTGTGATATATATCTTCCTGATGATCCTCAGTAATTTTGCCAGCCATGCCACCGTAGGTGGCGCCGTGGTAGGCCCGATGCAGTGGATTGGTACTTATCTCTGCGTATTCATGATGGTGAGGGAGATATTCTCCATCATAGAGAACATCCAGGCGATATATCCCATACTGCCCAAGAACTTCGTGAAGCGTATGAAGGATTTCAACGACAGCGGAGAATATATCAGCGGCAAGCCTATCAGGTTCTCTGACAAGGATGCCCAGGAAGAAGTTTGATTCGTTAAATGATTAATATATATAGGTATGCCAAACAAAACTCAGATGGCCTTCGCCCGGCAGGTATATGCTGCAGCCGTGGAGGCAAATACGGAAATAGATCCTGCATTCGTCACCGCCCAGGCAATGCTTGAGACGGGATGGGGCTCCAAGGTGATCGGCCAGGCCAACCTCTTCGGCATCACCAAGGGAAGCCAGTGGGATGGTCCTATCGTGATGGTGAAGACCCACGAGTATCTCAAGACTCCCAACCAGAAGTTCAAGGCTCCCGACCGCATCATCTCCGTATGCAAGGTGAAGGGCAAGAACCTCTGGTACTATACGGTGGAGCGAGCCTTCAAGGATTTCTCCTCGATAGGCGAGTGCCTGAAGGAGCATGAGCGGCTCTTCCAGAAGCCGGGCTACAAGGATGCATGGCCATTCCGCAAGGATGCCTACCAGTTTGCCCGCAAGATATGCGACGGGGTAGGGTGCAAGTATGCCACAGATCCGGCATACCTCACTACTATCACCTCGATCATCAAGACCGTGAAGTCAAAATGCAGATAAGATAGCGTTATAGGTTTATTAGTTAATAGTCAGTTTTTTAATTTTTTGTTTAGTGTTTAGTTAGTTGTGAAGATGCAAGAAACTAGTTTTTCGAGTTTTCTTAAGGTAGTCGTGCTGGTGCTCGTTCCTCTGGCGGCAGTGATGTTGCTGCGGGAATGCCATAACTACAAGAAGTATTCTGAGCGCATCAGCAGAAATCAGGATTTACTACTCCATAACGGTGAGGTGGAGATCGGGCAGACGCAGTCAGGTAAGCCGGCGGCATCAGTTTCAGCCATATTGCTGGAGCCGTCCAGCCTAAAGCGTAACCCCGATTCTCTCCTCGCCGTTACCAAGAAGGAATTGAAGATCAAGAACAGTCGGATGGTGGCAGCAATCAAGGCTCCCTCTTCTTCCTCGGTAGATATTCATGCTGCCGTTACCTCCGACTCTACAGATACCACAGCGCAACGTTCTGATATGCTTCTTTATATGCCCCCGCAGAGGATATCCTGGAGTGATCCATGGGTGAGTCTGCGGGGATCACTGGAGGCCGACAGCTTCCATGCCCATATAGAGATTAGGGATACCCTGCAGATGATCATCCACAGGGTGCCGAAGAAGTTCCTCTTCTTCAGATACGGAACCAAGGCTGTGCGCATGGAGGTGGTGAGCCAGAATCCTCATACCAGGCTCTCCTATCCAAAACTGCTTATTTTTGCCAAATAGATGATAAAATATTAGAATCTTTGAATGATTGAGTTAGTTAGGGGAAAGATATGCTAAAATCAACTCATACGTTAAGTACGTGTAGATTTCTTTTACTAATGGTTAGAATTGAACCACAGGCGTGTGTTAATAATTCGCTCCACCCGTTTCTTATCGGGTCCGTTCTGTACGGAATAGGAACGGGATTTCAAACAAAATATTAATGTATCAATCAGCCCTGGTGCGTGATGCATCGGGGCTTTTTCCGTGCTTTTTCTGAAAATAATCAGCTAGAAGATAAGGCCAGCAGGATGACCGTAGTCGTTGCACTCACTATCACCGAGGCAATGATTGCGGTCATCGCCCGTTTTACGTGGCGGTTTCTCCTGTTAAGACAGGCGCGGTTATGCTCCGTGGCGTTAAGGGTGCGCCTGATGGATGATATCACGAGATGGTGCAGGTATTCATCGTTTGCCTTTCCTTCATCCTGCAATCCTTTATTCATGGCCACATCTACCAGGTCATCCCTCAGCATCAAGGCTGCATCATCTCCCAGTGCCATGAAGTCGTGTACCCACATCACCTTGCAGAACAGGATGAGCAGCGCCACTCCGGTTCCTACCCATAAAGGGAGTGTGATGGCCATCAGCATCAGGGTCATCTTTTCCGTGGCAAGGAAAGCCGTGAGCGCCATGAACACCGTCATGATGAAACCTGCCAGCGTATAGTTGCGGTCGGTTGACTTGCGGTACTGTTCCAGGATGCTGCCGGCTCTCAGGTCTGCCCGTTCCAGCGCATATCTGGCAAGCTCCATGCTGGCGAAGGAGGCTGCCTTGTTACTTATTATCTTTTCCATACCTTATATATATTAATAGGTGAAACATATCTTTTCTGCAAAGATACGCTTTTTCTGAAGAATAACGGACTTTTTGCGCCACAAACGTTAAATCTTAGTTAATATAACAAAATAGTTACCGAAATATTTGGCGGTTAATAACTTTATAGTTACCTTTGCACCGTCCAATAAGGACAAAGCGACTTTTATATTTATTGCAACAACATGAAATACAGTGAACTGTACAAGAAGTTAAGGAAGGCAGGATGCTTTCCTCTTCGTCATGGTGGTCGGCACGACAAATGGTTCAACCCAGCCAACGGCAAGGATGCGCCAGTCGCCCGACATGGAACGGCAGAGGTTCCGCTAGGAACTCTGAAATCTATCTATCGACAGCTCGGGCTTTAAGCCCGGGTTGTCCCTCATGGATCATGAATACAATAATATAAAGTCGCTTTTGCTTTGATTCAACTTTTAACAATAAAAAGATATGGCAAGAAAGGTTACAGTAGTAGTAGAGACTGGCAAGGATTTGTTCGCTTGCTTCCTGGCAAAAGACTCGGAAGATTTGGGATTCGGCTTATGTGGCGATGGCAAAACGGCACAGGCTGCCATAGAGGATTTCTATGTTTGCCGTGACGAGGCTATGCAGGATTTTAAGGAGCAGGGCAAAGAGTTTCCTGATTTGAACTTCCACTTCGTCTTCGATGTCGGCGCATTCTTCAGCTACTATCCGATAAGTATTACAGCGTTCGCCAAGTATATCGGTATGAACGCATCACTTCTTCGCCAATACGCTGCGGGCATCAAGGTGCCGCAAGGCAAGAGTCTGGAGAAGATCAGGCAAGGCATTGCTAAAGTAAAAGGAGATTTAGATGCTGGTGTGTTGATAGATAGACCAGTTCTACAGTACGTTTAAAGACCAGTTCGGTCGGCTTCATGCCGATTGTACTTCATGCAATTAAAAATTAAAAGATCGCTTTAGAAGCCCTGGTGCGTGATGCATCGGGGCTTTTTTCGTTCCTTTTCTGAAAATGATCAGCCAAATGTTTGATGGTTTCAAAGAAAAGTGCTATCTTTGCAGGCGTAATGATGACATTGAACTAAGGTTGTGTGCAGATTGAGCAGAGTTTGTACATAACAAGTAAAAGAAATATAGCTGTGTGGCTCGTGCTGAAGGACTGCTCTCCGGATGCGCGGGCCCTTTTTATGATTATGAAACCAACAGACGATGACGACTGGATTCCCCAGCGTGGAGGTGGAGACGACCGCTCAAATGGCGGAACCGTGATACATCCCCAGAGCAGAGGCTAGAAATGAGATGACGGTGATGACGGTGGCGACAATAATGGTACACTTGATCACCGTCATCGCCTTTTCTATATGGTCGCAGCGGTCGGCAAGAATATTCTTGTTGCGGTCGATGATTTCCTGGTTGTGGCTGATGGCATCGAGCAGGGTGTTGATGGAGTATAGGGCGTTCATCTCTTCCTGGTTGTACCCGTTCTTCAGAAGCCTGTCGATGTTCTCCTCCTGTATCATGTTCCTGGGTTCATTGCCCGTATGCCTGAAGGGGTGAACCCACAGCACCTGGTTTACCATGATGTATAGCGCAATAAAGATGCCTGTCCACAGAACTACAGCAGTAGAAAGCTGCCATAAAGACGGACTGGAGAATACGAACGCCGTGAGGGCGATGAACACCGTGAGCAGGAACCCGGTCATGGTGTAGGCGCGGTCGGTGGACTTGCGGAGCTGCTCCAGCGTGCTGCTTGCCATTCTGTCTGAGCGTTCCAGGATGATGCGGGCTGTGTGCTCGCTCAGGTTCTTGCGAACCTTACCGGTTATTATCTTTTCCATACCTTATATATATTAATAGGTGAAACATTTCTTTTCTGCAAAGATACGCTTTTTCTGAAGAATAAACGGAGTTTTGCGCCCATTAATGTTAAATCTTAGTTAATATAGCGAAAAAGCTACCTAAATATTTTGTGGTTTGTAGCTTTTTTGCTACCTTTGCAGTGTCGAAATGACAAAGAGTTCTTTCACTTAATTAAATAAACTATGAAGTATAATCAATTGTACAATGAGTTGACTAAGGCGGGATGCTTTATCACTCTACATGGTGCCGAGCATGACGAATGGTTTAGTCCCAAGACTGGGGCGAAAATCAGAGTGCCAAGACACGGTAGCCATGAGGTTAGACCAGGGTTGCTAAGACGCATTAAAAAGGCTTTGCTCGGACGATAAGTCCGGGCACCTGCCCTTAACCTTACAATTGTATTGTCTCATGTTTTTTTTAATGTGTGAGGAACTCTTTTATTATTAAGTATATTATGACATAAAAATATGGCAAAGAAAGTTGTACTAATTTTGGAATATGGCAATGGCGGTTACTCTTGCTACAATGACGATCCGATAGGCAAGTATGCAGTGATAGACGGAGATGGGGCAACTGCAGAGGAGGCAAAGGCAGACTTCATGCGAGCCTTGGAGGAATGCCGTCAGGCTTCTCCCGAAGACAAGGATATTAACCAGGATATGGAGTTTACCTACAAGTATGATATGCAAGCCTTCTTCAAGGAGTTCTCCTTCCTCAATGCTACTGACATAGCTCGCCGTGCAGGCATCAATCCCTCGCTTATGCGGCAATACACCAGTGGAGTTAAAAAAGCAGGAGAGAAAACTTACAATAAGCTCAATGCTTGTTTGAGCAATATTAAGAATGATTTACAAGCAGCCGTGTTCTAACACTGGTTGTACTTCATAGATTAAAAATTTAAAGTGAAAGAACTATGAGCCCTCTGTGCGTGATGCATCGGGGGCTTTTTTATTCCTCGCTCTTTCCGTTTTCATTCCTTTTCTTTCCCCAAATCACCCCGATTTTATGCTCTGCAGCATATTTTAGTGTTAATTTTTCGCATCGTGCGAAAATTTCCCGATTTTTATTTGGCGGTTCCAAATATTCTTCGTACTTTTGCCGACGGTTAAAAGACGATAGTAAACTATCCGGCAGGGCGACCGTTTCGCCTATGGCTTCTCAGCCGCAGGCTTTTTTTATGCCCGAAGAGTATCATTTTGCTGGCATCAGCAAAAAGGTGTACCGATATGGCGGCTGCATGAACCGTAAGATTTGATTAGTCCTCTCGGATAAGTCATCGTCTTTTAACCAACGGGGAATGCAGCCGCCACCCTTTTCT